ATCCTTAATCCTATTTTAACCTTTTTATCATTGCGCTTTTTTATCTTGAAAAGATTTTACTATACAACAATTTTTCCTATAAAAAGCTCCTTCCATCCTATTAATACTAGTCCTAAGTTCTTTAAGATCAATATTAATACGTTTAATATCATCACGTATTTTTTCTAATTCCTTGTCAAGTTTTTCGTCTATTTTCATAATTTATTCGGATTTATTTTAACTTTTTTCAAAATCTTTTTCAATGTTTTCCAAAATATTTAGATCTTTTTCCAAATTTAACTCATTCTTTACGTTACTCCATCTAAAACACTTGTTCACATCTGCAATGCATTCTTTATCTGGACGCCCGCAAAAGCTACAAATCCATGAGTATGTTATTTCTTCGTTCATTTGAACGCCTATATAAATCAAATAAAATGCCTGTATTTCTAGCTAAGAGGCCACAGGCAACCTATATCCACTATAACGAAGTGATACACCCACCAACCTACCTTGTTTATGAGGATCAAGAGGTCAACTACTGAATCAGTTACTAGTATGATTCTCAGGCTTAACGCAGTTCCTACGGACAGTTAAAGGACTGTCGGCCTTAACTTATAGTTTCGGCAATTCTGGTATTTCCCAATAAATATCTACCACAAGAGGATGACTATTATTATTCTCTAAGCTAAAAAACTTATCTTCGTCTATCAAGTAATAGGCTCTATGCGGAGTTGAATAAGTCCCATCGGCTTGAAGCCACGAAACTAAATAGTTTTTATCGTCTTGGGGTTTATCCTTAATGCTAATCCATTTCATTTCATTTTCTAGGTTGTTCAGGTAAAGGCATCCAATGAGTTATCTTATTAAAATCTCTATAATAAGGAAGAAAATATTCATTTTCGCCACATATCCATCTAACTCCAAACTGAATATTAGTTCCATCCGTTACGAGAACATCATCAGAAGAAGGATTTTCCTTTCCTCTATGTATAAGCTCTGGAAGTCTATCCTTAATGCTAATCCATTTCATGATATTCCTTTAAGGCTCCTCCTCATTTGGATTCAAGAGAAGGATTTTGTTTCATATAATATTCGATGAAATCGGCAACTAATTCTATAGCTGTTCTTATCGCTTCTTCTTTGTTTCCTTCAGGTTTTAAAAACCATCTTACGGTAGTAATACGGTCTAAAATAGCTTGTTCTAGCTTTTTCATTTATTCTCCCTATTTATTTTCAAAAAGGCACTAATTTCTTCTTTGAAAGATAACCCTTGAGCAACTCTACATACCAATTCTTCAAAGTCGTGTATGTTATATTGTTGTTTGAAGCCATTTTGTCTTAAAAATACTAGAGTAGCGGCCGTTCCGGTTCTCTTATTTCCATCAAGAAATGCATGATTACAAACAATATGATAAAGATAAGCCGAAGCTTTGTCAAAAACTGAATCATGAAGATATTCACCAAACATGATAGCTTTTGGCATTTCTATGGCAGCAATGAGAAGTCCCATATCTCTAATACCTTGTAAGCCACCAAATTTTGAAATCAATTCATCGTGAATTTTTATTATTTGTTCAACTGACAAAAAAATCATCGATCCGCTAATCGTTTGAATAATGCTTCATAATCATCGTATACATGATTTTTAGCTTCTTCAAACTTATCATTAACCGGTTTTACTGATTGAATAGTAATACCTGAATTAGAATCTACCACTATTTGAAATAAGCTATTTTCATCAAGACCAGCAGCTTGTAAAACCGCTTTTTCTATGATTAGAGCTTTACTATTACCATGTTGGACTAAATGTTTAACTTGCATATTCTACTCTCTTAAATCTGAATTTTTATCTTCCATCGTTTAAAAACTCTTTATATGCTTTGAAGAAATCTAAAAAAAGCTGAGTTTCTGTTTTTTCAGGATGATGAAATCTATAAAATATATGAGGAATTGCCAAACAAAAAAGAACCAAGTAAAGTATGATTTTATTTTTCATCCATCAACTCATTTTTTTTCTTTTAAGCTCGTAAGAAAAATTCACTTCACAACTCTCTTAGAATTTAGCAAATTTAAACCGTCTATATGAGGTGAGCGACATAAAGGAGAAAAATAAATCGTCTCATCATGTTTTTTTACTTTACGGCCACGAAGGAAACCTAGACATGATTTCTTAGGCTTCTTTATTTCAAATTCTTCTTTAAATTTCTTTTGTACTGGTGCTGTCATATGTCTTTCCCAATGATTTTATTCAAAATATACCAAACTTAGCATTACAAACAATTTTATAAAGTGGTTTTTCATTTTTTTCGTTATCTATTTCTCTTTGTAAATACCATATTGCTTTACGCAAGTCTTCATTGCGCTTACCTTTTTTATCACATCTCAGGATATATTTGATAGCATTTCCTAATCCAAAATTAAGCTTAAAGTCTTCAATAATATCTATAACTTCATATTTGCTTCCCTGATAATGGCCAGGATGGTTTACCTTCTCTATTTCATCATTCATAGATAATCGCCTTTTCGATAATAAACCTTGAACTTCCCATTAACTCTATGCAATTCCATGCTTTCAGCCAATTTAAAAAAAACCAATGTAGATATAACAAAATTGAATATAAAATCTTTAATCATATAGCAATCCTTCAAACCTGTTAAACATTTCTTCAATATTATCCATGATATCTTTTATAGATAGCCTTTGCGCCTCTTTTTCAGTTAGACATTCAATAATTAAGTCGTATATCTCAAATTTCAAATCTCTAAATTTATCTTCATCCATATTCATGTTAACCTCTTTCATAATCCGTAATATCTGTTCACTGCTTTAATATCTTCTTCCGCATCCTTGATATCTTTCTTTTCTAATCCTTTCAATCCTACAGCCAAATAACGAAATGCATCCGCGGCATGACTATGCTCGTCATGTAAAGGTGTGTTTTTATAGCAACCCAATCGGTCGTCCCAGACTTTTTTATACGCTTCAAGGTGCTTAACACCTCTCCCCGTTTTCTCTTCGTCAAAAACACATCTTGATAGCATACTCCTAACGGTTTGTATACCTTCAAGCTTATCACATTCCTTGATGTCCAATACAACAAACCGTCCTTCGAGGAGTGGCGTAACATGGTCAAGATATTGTGTCTTAGCGCCAGCGTCTCGCTTTCTTGCGTCATGAGGGAAGATATGACGTCCAAATCTATATTTTTGTTTGTTAAGCCAATCACAATAGTGCGCTGCTCCTTCGTCCCAATTTTCATAATAATTGATAATTGATATTTGACCACCACGCCCTACCTGAAAGCAGAAAATAGCAGTAAAATCATCCAACCCAATATCCCAAGCGGAGTGCACGGGTAAACTATCATCGTAAGGAACGTTACATATACGACCAGCAGCACGAATTTTAGTAAATTGAGCGCCATAATATAGCCCTTCATTAGCACTTTCAAAAGCCTCCTGAGGTGTAGATGGATATTCCTGTTTCATAGCATCGCCAAGCATTCTGAGTTTCATCTCATACCAACGGCGTTGCTCCTCGTCAATCTTTCTTTGACGTTCGAGCTCTATTAAATTTAAGTATTCGTTTGTTTCTTTACTCACAACGATCTCGGGGCCTGATTCTCTGTATCCTGGCTCATCATACCACGGGAAAAAGAAGAATCGCATTTGCATTGGAGACAAGGTTGATCCTTGCAAGGAGAGCATCTCCGCTCTTTTACTGAAATCGTAGAAATATCCTTCCCTTCCTTCAGCTGTTGATTCAATCGCAATAGTTTGGTCTGAACTGACTGTATTAAGAGAACCAGTGACGATCTCTTTAGCAATGTCGGGCGATTTGGCACAAATTTTTCCGAATTCAGATATAAGGAGTCGCTGATAAGTTCCAGAACGAAATCCGGTACTGACTCGATAACTAGAACCATTTTCGAAAGCAAGCTCTCCAGATCGATCATTTGTTGCGGAGTTAAATGTTCTCGTCCATTTGGGCATTCTGTCATATGCGTATTTTACCTTTTTTTTAAATATATCTTCGGCATCTTCTTTTCTATGAGCTATGATACCTGCATGAGTATTACCATACCAAAAACAATCATCCAAGAAGTTTATTGAGAAATAGGTAGTGACACCCAACTGTCTAGCTTTTAATACTAGCATTTGGTGCCATTCATTTTGATAGAGCTCTCGTTGAGCCCAATTAAGCTGAAACAAAACCTCTTGGCCGGATTTGTTGGTGATATAATAGAGATGAGTTAAGCGCCAAAGCTTGTCATTAAGCTCATCTTGAGTGGGTATATATTCTTCATGCATTGGTTGTTGTTCTTTAATGTAAGACTGTCTTACATTGGTGGTCTAGTCATGCATTTTTTTAAGTGTTTCAGCTAAACGCGCTCTTTTAGCAGTCTTTGGATTCTTGCTATGCTCAGCTTTTTTCAGCTTAGCCTCAGGAATCTTTTCACCTTTTTTCATATGCATATTTTCTCTTAAAGCTCCAGGCTTTCTAACAGCTTCTTTTATCCATTTTTCTTTAGCCATTATCTTGGGCTCCTTTTATTTTTCTGTATTTCTTGTAAAACTTTTTGCCTTTCTTGCTCAATAGCTTTAGCTTCATTTTTAAGAGCGGATGCTTTTCTAATTTCAGCTTCATGTGCGTCTCTATCTTCACTTTCTTTTAGATCAGGAAAGTAAACGCGTTGCCATCTTTGAGATATACCATCACGAACATTGCTGTTTTTGTCAACGTACTTAAGTCCTACAATCTTAAGGGCTTGCTCGTAATAGGGAAGAAACTCATCTTTTTGAATAAAGGTTTTCCATTCTCTGTAAGTGAATCCTTTTTCAATGGTATACCATTCGCATAAATGTAGAATGGATTTTTTGTATTTGGTTACATAGTGAACCATTTCTTTGCCTAATTGTATCATTTCATCAGGTGAAAATGATGTTGTTCTTGGTCTTCCAGTGACCATTATAGCACCTCCAAGTGTATTTTAATTTGTATGCTTTCTGGATCGCCCTCGAAGTTTTTTTTAGCTTCGTTAATGCAGTTGAGTATAACAGGGTCTTCGGTGTTGGGTGAATATTCCTCATAGATAAGAAATTTCTGTCTATAAGTGCGATCTGAATCTTTAAGAATAACTGTAAGTTCTGTCATAAAGTACACCGTAGGTTAAAGATAAATATTTAGTCAAGTTTAGCAAGAATTGAATTTTCTTCTATGACGAGGAATTTTTCTTTTTCGTGTTCTATTTCAGCGCCATAATGTTTTTCTAAGTATATAATATCATTGACTTTAACTTTAGTAACTTCGTCACCGACGGCAAATATTTGGTATTGCAAAGGTTTTTGGCTAGTAAGTATTAAAGTATTGTTTTTAATTTCTACGGGTTTTAGGATGATTCTTTTTCCAAGAGGTATGAGCATATGATTCCTTTTGTTGAGTCGTTTTTCTGAATATTTACATTGGAATTGCAAATAAAAGCAAGCCCAATCATAATATTTACAAATTGGAGGTGTTTATGGTGATACAATTAGATTTTTTCATGGATGATAAGTCTGAAGTAGACTGTTTGAGAGAGAGTGTTAAGTTAGTGAAAGAGAGTTCAGATAAGGTAAGAAAAAGTATGTTTGCGCGTCATGCGGAATTGGCTAAAAAATATTTAGAGCTTCATGAAAGATTGGAGATATTAGAAAGAAATATATGTCGTGGAGATAAGATCTAAAAGGTAAAAATGGATAAAGATTTTAAAATTAAGATACAGAAACATCATTGGACGAGTGAAGAAAAAATAAAATGGATGGGATATGGAGAATGGGTTGAAGAACCCGATGTCATTGATTTCGAATATTTAGGATATCACGCACTTGTGTATAGAATTCTTAAACGTGAACCAATTGCAAACAAAGAGATATATTTTGGCGGTTATTTATGTGGTTATGTGCAAATACCTAATACACATCCTTGTTATCGAAAAGAAGAGATTGATATTGATTGTCATGGCGAAATTACATTCAATCAAGCACACGAGGAGCACTGGATAGGTTTTGATTGTAGCCATACAGTAGATTATATTCCTACTGTGGGGTATATGAGAAAAACATGTCCAGAATGGAAAGCTATTAATGAAGCTTTTCCGTTGCCTGGAGGTTATGAAAAATATGAAATGTTCAATCCAAGTTATAAAAACGTATCTTATTGCATTGAAGAGTGTAAAGAAATGATTAATCAATTAATTGAAATAGAACTCAGCAATAAACAAGGTCAAGAGCTGCATCAGGGGCTTAAAAAATATGGGATATTATAAAATGGAATGGAGTCATGTTTTGATTTTTTGTATTGGACTTTTTGCTCTATTTCTTTGGTATAAAAAAGGAGGGTAATATGGATATAGGAAAATTTTTATCAGCCGTTGGGGTTATTTTAATGGCTGTAGGAGTTATTATGATTATTATCGGATCAAATATAGTTTCAATTGGCGGGTTAAGATCAGATATGAAAGCTTTTGAAACAGAAGTGCGAGGATGGAAAGAAGAGATTCAGAAAGAATCCAAAGATTTTCATCGTAAAATATATGCGATTGAAGAAAGGTATAGAAAGGGATGATAATATGGATTGGATACAATTTATAATTTTTATAGGTTCGACTGTTGGGTTGTTTTTTTGGAATAGATCTGAATCAAGATCCGATATGAGATACGTTCTTAGCATTTTAAATAGCATAGATAAAGAAATGAAGGATTTTCATGGGAGACTTGAAAGACAAGACGCTGAATTTAAGGGTAAAATGGAAAAACAAGATGCTGAGTTTAAAGGTAGAATGGAAAAGCAAGACGCTGAATTTAAAGCTCACTTGATGTATTATCATCAAAAACACAAATAAAGGATGGAGAGAAGTAAATGCATTGATTAAAAATACTATGCAAAAAATTTGAAAAAAATTAGACTGTGGTTTCGAATGCGAGAAATAGGATTTTATTAACTCAAAGCCTTAAAGACCTCAGGCTCCTTTACCTTAGCAGTTATTAAGTCGGTTCGAGTCCGGCCGCATTCCAAATATTAACCAAATAAATTATGATGAATAAAAATTCAAAAAATTTGATTTTGAAGTTATTGCGATTGGCAGTTCAAGAAGCAATAAAGGAAGAAGGCGATGAAGATTGTAGGCTTGTAAAATCTTTAAAAGAAGATTATGACGGTTTAATGCTTTGGGCATTTGGTGCAATTGAAATATTAACAAAACGAATCGCTTTAAATCAATGGAAAAAATTGCATCCAGATTTGCCTATTCCTAGAATTCTAAAAACTGAGCAAGATTTATCTACTCCATTGATTCACATATGCTTAGTCATGGATATTTTTCCTTTATATTTAATTTTTAAAGAAAGTAAATAAAACACCCTATTATTTTAGTAAAAGGGTGTTTATTATTTCTTAAAACTTAAATTCTACTTTAACGCCATATTGAGAGCTTGGAATTTGGTCATAGCTTACCTCAAGGCGTTCATCATCATCGGCCCTTCCTGGCCTAAAATCCCCTGAAATTATAGCGCAGCAGGCATCTAGAATATATTTGAGCGATGCTGGCAAATTATCATGCCTGTCTAATTTTCTCGGAGCCAACCTTGTCAGGTGTATGTGACAAGGAAATGGGATTTTATCCCGAATTGGTTTTAGCACAAGCGCCACGGTTTTTTGTTGCCGTTGATGCCGTTTGTGTTTTGTCCTCCAATGATCCGAGCAATTCAATTCGCTGACGGTTTTGATTGGAAGTGTGATTCTCACGTTTCCAGGCTCAATTTCCGACTTCAACGTTAAACGCGTTTCTAGCGCTTTTTTTACCCCACTGGCTATGTTGGTATTGCCCACACCATTTCTCGGCTTTCTAAGCGCCTTTCTGTTAGAATTTAAGCCATCCGTGAATCGGTTTAGTATTTCAAAACGGCAATTGGTCATTTTTTGATGCCAATCCCTCCTTTTTTTCCCATTCGCGACTGTTGAGATAGTGCATGATGTCTTCTTTAAGGAAGTTACTGTCTGAGTAGAAAGATCTTAAGTATTTTTTTTCTCCATTTTGTTTAACATTTGCGGAGATTTCATCCCACCACATGGCGCCGTTTTGGTTTTTTTTGCGAATGAAAATTACGCGATATTTGCCTTCAAGGCATAGCGTGCATGCTTCTGAGATATACGGGTCTTCGGGGTAAAACTCATGGCTGACAAAACTAAAAACACTCATTTTTTCCTCCTAAATTTAGGTTACAATATATTTACAAAAGCTTCAAGCCTTTTTCAATAGTCTATAAAAAATACATATCTGTTTTAAACAAGTTAAGAACATGTTTTTTGTAAAATACCCCTCCTTTTTTCTGTAATTATTATATAAAAATTTCACTTAAACTATTCTCCTTTGAACCCTTAGGTCAACTCCACAAAATTCTATGATTTGATATTCTTGAAATCTAGAAGCGATAGCCTTATTCATATGAGTTTCAATTTGTTGCAAAGTCAAATTAGTTGAAATAATCGTGGGAAGTAGATTGGAATAACGCATATTCAAAAGCTCAAAATATTGCCTGCTAGCCCTTGCAGAATCGGTTTCTCTTCCAAAATCATCAATGAAAAGCAGGTCTTCGGTGCCCATTTTGTTTAAAATATACTTGTCAGCATCTTCAGAACGAGATGCCTTAAGTAAAATGGAGTCAATTTCAGGGCTTGTATAATATCTAGGCCATATTTTGCGAGGGCATTTTCTAAACATTTCGCGAATCATGGCAAAAGCAAATTGGGTTTTACCGCGACCAACATCGCCGATCAAAACTACGGATTCGGGTTTTAAAGCCCATTCTTTAGCGTAGTCAATGAAGCTAGCAGGTTGCTTGTCACAGTGTTCAAGAGTCGTATTAGCAAACTTTTTCGGAACACAATTTTCGAAAAAGTGCTTCTCACTCATTGATGCACCGGGTATCGAGCGATCTTTCAGAGTTATCGTTGCTTCCTCGCAGTATCCTGCTTGGCTGGAACTTCGTGTCTGAGGGTTGAATATTGCTGCTAATTTTGGTTCCTGAAGTAGGCTTGAGAGATTTTTCATTGGATAACTTTTGTTCTTGTAAGTCTTTTAAAACGCGATTTGCGACCCATCCACCTTGTTTCATCGTGTGAAAATCCGAGTCGTATTTTTTGCCCGAGCTGCCCTTGTATGCGTCTAGAACGTCAAGCATGAGATTTAAAAACACAGGCCCGTTTTTTTCGAGTAGCGAGTCGTATTCGATTTGGGTGAGATGGACGAATTCGCGAAATTTGATTTTTGAAGGTGCAGAAAAAAAAGAAGGGGTATGGGGTTGTTTATTTCTTATCTCTTTCTTTTTCTTTCTTATTCTTTCTTGTATGTCGTCGTCAATTCGTCGTCTATTCGTCGTCAATTCGTCACGTCGGTCGTCGTTTCGGTCGGCGTACTCTTCAATATTTATGTCATAAACGTTTGAAGATAAAAGCTTTACCCTAGTCCCGACGGTCGTCATTCCATTCGTCACTTCATTCGTCGATTTTTTGCGTTTTCTGTTTGTTTCGATAATTTCTATGTGCAGCCTCTTAACTAAAATCTGTTTTGCGGTCCGATAATTTCGATCTGTCATGCCATAATTTTGATGTCCTCCGAGGAATGTTTCGCCTATTTGCAAACCATCTGGATGACCGTTGTATCTACGTGCATTTTTGGCTATAATTGTGAGGAGTCTAAAAGCGTTAACATAAGCAGCATTCTTGTGGGTTACAAGAAACATGGCTTCTTCGGATGGAATAAATTTAATGAATCTTTCGGACATAGGACTCCATAAAATTATTGCGTTCTAATTTATGGAGTGCTATCATACAGAGTACACATAGCTCATGTATGAAAGCACACCATGCTTTATTGGAAATGCCTCGACGGTCAATCGAGGCATTGTCGTTTAAAACGCTATCACAAAAATCACATCTAAAGCAATAAACATTTCTAGGAATCATTTAGGCTTGGTCCTAGTATGTCGATTTGAAATTTATCGTCATTTTCTGTGAAGTTGACGAGATTCAAAGACATTAAAGGAACCATGAGATTTCGAAATAAAGTTGGGGTGACAAGATAATCTTTAAGAATATCTTTTTTATTTGTTTTTATAACTAACTGGACGCCTCTTTTCTTCCAAAGTCTTGCATAAACCAAAGCAGATTTAGGACAGCATTTCAGTACACGTAGAAAGTATTTAAAAGGTGGGAAATCGTTATAATCTTTCATAATCCTCAATAAAAATATTGTTTTTTTATCGAAGAAAGCTTAACCTCATCCACAAAGATACTACCTTTCCTCGATTTTTTAAAAATTACTATTAGAAGGTGATTGTAAACCTCGAGGTTAAGTTGGTGTTTTTGATAGTACCTTATTCCTTAGGTTCGCCTAATTGGCGTTAGGCGATCCTTTTCCATAATATTTGTAAAATATTATTTTCAAGATATATTTGTTTTAGACATCTTTCTTTTTCCATAAATTTGTTTGGAATGGTTTATCTATTAGAGAAATAAGGTTGGATTATTTTTTCTTTTTAGCATCATGCAAATCTTGCATTTCATTTTCTTCATCAATCCAATCATATAGTGTGATTTCATGATCTGTATATTTTTCAATTTTATAAGCTGTTTTAAGGCTAGGCATTTGATTTTTCTTTAGAATATCATGGAGATTTGTCGGACTTATACCAAGTGTTTCAGCTACGCCACGCTGCTTTTTATGATGAGCCCTCATCCATTTTGCAAATTTATTCATTATTTCACCTAATTTATTTTTTTTTGTGTACAAAAATTCAGAATTCCGTTACTTTTGGAAGTATAGCGCATAAGTGCTATACAAATCAACAAAGGAATAGGATATGGAAAACAAAGTTATAAGCGAAGCCATCGCCAATATGGCCGCTACATCCCAAGCATTAGACAAATACTGCAACGATCCAAAAAACTACAGTTCTTATGGTTCTCAATTATTAGAGCAAATGAGCTGGGAACTGCACAAGAAAGCTAGTGAGCTTACAGAATTCCAGAACACTTATGGATTCTAATTATGACAGCAGTATATTGGAGCCAATGGAGTCATGCAGAGATAGCTTCGATGCATGGTATTGAATTAGAAGAAGTTGATACAGATAACGAACATGAGTTGGAAGAATCAGCATGTTATGATAAATGCTATGATTGCAGCGGATGTAATTATTGTTTATGTACCAGCTATTAAAACAAGAGAAAGTGAGGGAAATTTCCCTCACTAACAACAACCAACAAAACACCCTAACGCCAATACTATCAAAAACTTAATTTAAAGGAAGTAAAATATGTCACAATCAGAACTAATCAATGAACTTGCTGCCGCTTTATCAAAAGCTCAAGGAGAAATGCAGGCAGCTATTAAAGACAAGATTAATCCGTTTTATAAAAGCTCTTATGCAGATCTAGGCAGTGTATGGGACGTGGCACGTCCTGTTTTGAGTAAATATGGCCTTTGTGTCATGCAAACAACAGAGTTAAACGCTGAAAGAAATCAAATTATCATGGTAACTACATTGGCTCACACTTCCGGACAATGGGTAAAGTCATATCTTCCATTAAATCCAGCTAAAAACGATAGCCAAGGAGTTGGCGCTGCTATTACATATCTTAGAAGATATTCATTATCTGCTTTAGTTGGTGTGGTTTGTGATGATGACGATGACGGTGAAACATCTGTAGGACGAGGAAAGAATCAAGAAAACAACCAAAAGCAGCCACCTGCTGTTGTTCAACAAGAAAAGAAAGTAACACAAGAAAAAGTAGGCAAACCCGAGATTATTGCTATAACAACGCTAATTAATAGTCTTGATGAGGAAAGCAAAAAATCCTTTCGTGAATGGATTAAGAAAAGCTTTAGCGTGGAATCAATACAAGATATTCCTAAGAGTTGTTTTGAGAAGTGTATGGTTTCTCTCAATGCTAAAATTAAGTATCTAAGAGATCAAGAAAAAGAAATGGCGGTGGCATAATGGGGGAAAATTATATTTATTATTGTAACGAATTAAAATTGTGGAGTATAGAAAATGAGAATTGAAATCAAATTTGATGTCTATAACCTTCATAACATGGCTGTTAAAGGTAGTATGCCTCAACATTATTTAGATCAAATGCAACATCAGTTATTAGTTATAGGAGCCGAGAATTATTTTTTTTCTGAAATAGAAATAAACGCTCCAAGGAGAGAAGGGGAAAATTATATTTATTATTGTAACGAATTAAAATTGTGGAGTATAGAAAATGAGATTTGATCCAGAAAAATTTAAAAATCTAACCAATGAATACGTGAATGTGGTATCAGACAATAAAATATATGTGTTGCCTGTGCTAATTCAAGAATTTGCAGTTGTTGAATTATTTTTAATAAAAGGACCTGTACAAGTTCAGTCCCAGCACCATCCCATAAGATATGGGAAATATTGCGGTTGTAGTATTTCATTAGGAAATACCTATGGAACTATAGACTTGAATCCAAAAATTATTTGGGATGGTAAAGAATGGTTGTTAAACACTTTCGGTACTTTTTTATTTTCTGAAATAGAAATAAACGCTCCAAGGAGAGAAGATGAAAATTATTGAATTAGAACAAGGGACTCAAGAATGGCTGTCTTGGAGAAAGACAGTCATTACGGCTACAGACTGTCCGGCTATTTTAGGGTCCTCTCCTTGGATGACAGAATATCAATGCTGGCAAAGGAAA